CGACATTGTCTTCTGCATCCCACACTCGCACCCATGGATCAACCAGATATAAGCGAGAGCTACCGAACATTTGTCGATAGTCGATGGCCTCTTCATCGTTATAGTTAGGGCCATCGGCAATCACAACAGCGCGCAAACGCTCTGCGACTGATAACAACTCATTAGCAACTGCAGGGTGATGGCTGAACTCAGGGGCGATTAAAATACGAGGAGTAACATGTACTTCATTTTCTGCCGCTAAGAAAGCTTGAATCCCCAGGTACTGCCCAGTCTCGTCGTCAATACCGCCGATGATTTGGCCGACATTCGGCAACCACGGACCTTCGAACTCTTCTTCAAAGCTTGGCCATTCTTCTTCGCCAAACCAATCCGGTACGCGAATGAGCACAATCATCGCGCCAGTCTGATCAAAAATATCATCAATGGCTGCAGGCAAGGTGCCATCTCGACCAAGGCCCGCCGCTTCACTGCGTTTGCCCGCAATCAATATGGGAGTGTGGTAGGGAAACAGATCTTCGTCTGCATCAGGTGCTGTGCCAATAAGCCCAATCACAGATGAGCGAACAGTACGAATTGGGCGTGGCCCCGAGTCGATTTCAACGACTTCGACACCATGTAAAAATTGTTCAGGCATTTGGGATAACCTCAATGTGATGTAAAAATAAAAAGCATAAATACCAATCTTCTTGATTGGTGGTTGGTACTTCATGCTCTGTGTCGAGTGAAAATAAGTAAGCGTCGCCTGCAGTATTCGTAAGCGCTTGAGGCTTCCCATCTTGCCAAAGAGTGAATTGCCCACTGCTATTGAGCGGAATCGACAAGCAGTTAAACAGTCCTTTACTCGCCTTAAAGCAATCTAACTGCCCACCTTCAGGAAAGTGCAACAACCAAATTTCGTTTGAATTTTCCATTAAATTATTTGGCACTAAATCATCGATTAAGGCTCTTAGTGATGTAGGCATTCGCCAATACTTTAAGAATCGATAGTTGGATAAAACTTGATTACCCCTAGCGCCCATTCGGCGCCAAACACCTTCACTCTTTCGAAACACATCGGTGTTTTCCTGAGACGCAGACAATAGCTGCCCGCACTGCTCAGATGAGAGCAGCGAACTGATGGTCTTACTCATGTTGAATTACCTATAAAGAAAAACGATGACGTAGCGTTCAGATAGAGCACTTGGAACCGAGTGAACTAGGTCCATTTGATTAAAGCGAATAAGCTGACCTGATTTATCCAAAATGGATCGGGGCTTATCAAGATCATTGTTTTCGTACCAACGAAACTCACCGCTATTACTTTGCATACACAGGAGTGAGACTGCCAGATACCCTTCGTTATCAATATGCGGAGGCATACCCCCACCGATGAGGGTTCTGTTAACCACCCAATCTTCACATTCATACCCAGGAATGATTGGTTCGATTGCATCGACAGCCAAACGAATTACTTCAGGAAATGACTCTCTACCACATGAGAAGTAATGACCAACTTCAGCATTTAGACCTAAGTTAGGTTTGTGCCTACTTCGGTCACGCCAATATGCTTCATCTAACGATGCAATCATTTGCCGAATAGTATGAGCTTGCTGCTCACCTAAGTGTGGTTCAACACTGATCATTGCGGCGTGCCAGGGTGAGGCGCACGACCTATAACCTCGTGAAGCCCACCTTCAAGCTGTGCATTTAATACGGAGCGTTCGGTTGCTTTATCACGGTACTCATAACCATCTTGAGTAAGATACGCCTGCTTGTAGCGTTCATTGTTAGCCACTGTATCGTCGATGTATTTACGCATTCGGCGATACTCAGTCAAAAGCGTCTCGTCTAATACCGACTTTTCAATCAGCATATCTAAAAGCTGATAAACAATATTGAGCTGATGATAATAGCGATATTCTCGAAAAACCTTATCCTGGCAATCAGCATCCAGCTCGGTCTCCGTAATAACCGTGGTCTGATTTGCAATCGGAATCACTGAACCATCGCCATAGTTCCCTTCCCAAATCTCTTTATCGAGATCCATTTCGACGGTCTTATATTTAAAATGCATCTCATCACAAGACGACTCATCCACGTTCATTTGATCAGTCGCATAGGTTAAGCCAATGTACTGATCAGTGAACTTATTAAAGATGACAATGACCTTCATAATTATCCCCAGAAGCCGTTGGTACTGGTTGCGATCGAACGCCAAGATCCAGCTTTGATAAATGTCGTGGTGTATTCATCGGTCCACCAGGCGCTGCCATTACCGGTACCACGCACATAGCGGTTTCTATACTTCACGACCAAATGATCGTTATTGTTAAAACCACTATTTGGATGAATCGCTAGCGCCCAGGTTAAAGCAGTGCTTCCTGTGGCCGTATTTCCAGTCGTTCGCACATCCACATATACGGCTCTAGGCACTTCGGTAAGGCGTATATATCGATCGTCATGACTGTGACTAGATGGCGGGAAGGTTTTTGGTTTACTGTCGATCTGGGTCCACGTGTGCCTATGCCCTGAAGGGGGATAGGTTGATGGCTTGCTATCAATTTCATTCCACGGATGACGGTGTGATACGCGTGCATACCGAGCATCACCATGAACCCTCACGCCTTTTGGCGTAACAACTTCATTATTAACAGCTCCCGCTTTCGCATCTGTATCCGTCGCAAAGCGAACAACGCCCAACTTTTCTGTGGTTGCAGGCGAAAGATTAACAGTACCATTACCAATGACATTGATGCTGTCACTGGGCAGTGCGCTCAAGGCAACATCAAAAGCCAGCAACAAGTCCACTCCTGGAGCCTTATAAGCGAGTGGCTGCGAAGGATGACTCCATACCGCCAGCAAAGTACCATCCTCCAGGTAGAAACCAACCTCCCGAACCCAATACGCCTCTTGCTGGCCATCTTCTATGGCTGTTATATGTATTTGGTTCGGCGACAGCTTATTACCGCTACCAACGGGTATTCGTCGTTTTTCATTTTTCAACTTGGTAGCTGTAGATGTTGGCGACCAACTTTGATCGCCTAACGCAACGGCAACAATATTGGCTTCTAAGCCAGAATTTGTAGCGTTAAACACTGCGGTAATACCCGCTTGGGTGATAACAGGTTTAAATGCTGAGCTCATTACAACTCCATATTAATACGTGTGACACTGTGTGTTTGATTCGCACTGGCCACACTGATTTCGCCATCAAGCTGAGCTTCAGGAAAAATCATTTCACCTTCAGCGCGAATGTAAGATTTGATTTGATATGCCGTGGCAATTGAAAAACCGCCACCAAACAACACGCCGACTTTAAATTGGTAATGACTTCGTACAGGCTTGGAGTAATCAATGGCATACTTTAATGAGCGATAATAATCTTCAGTTAGAACCGGGTGAGCGTCTTCGCTAAAGTTGTCACCAGCCCAAGCCATTACCGAAAACGTATGGGGTGGTCCGTTAAATTCAAACCACTCTTTAAGCTCCACCGCCACACCAAATACCGCCATGGCCTGCTTAACTGCTAATACCGTACCTTTGCGTCGATGAATCTCTATACTGTTTGCTATTTGCTCTCGTTTAACAGCTGTTGGCCAATCACTATTCCAGTTATCAACCGATAAAGCCCATGCTAACCAAGGCAGTAACTCTTCTGGGCAGGTTGTTGGGTTCCATACCGTTTTTATCGGAACTGGAAGCACCTCTGCCTTGCTCGTTACTTGCTCAACATGCCTCTCGAAATCAGTTGCATTGAATGGAAGCAATGATTTATTCATCTGTTCCACCCACGACTAGGCTTACCGATTTGCACCAGGCTGCAGATTCATTTTCAACAACAATGGTGTTAATAGGTTCTGTTAACTCAACCCGCTGAACACCTGGCTGATGCAAGGCAGAATAAATACCTGAGAGCGTAATATCATTCCCAAGAAGGTGGTGGCGGTATACGTAATCATCGATAGCATCTTGCGACTGAAGCCTTACGACCTCAGCATCGGGCCCTTCATAGAGGAAAAGTTTCGCCTTAACGTTATATTCAATGACGGCTCCAGCTTTAACGACCACTTCATCAGTTAAGGGCCTGACATGCTCTGCCGTTAATTGCTCCGCTACTAGCTCCAACACTTCACTAGTGGGTATGCCTCTTCCGTCAGTCGATAAGATAGTAATGCTCACCTTACCTGGCGCAGGGCTTGAGACATCCACATCCTTTACCAATGGACTAGCCGCTAGCGCGTGAAAGACATAACTACCAATTGGACCCGCTGTACTATGCCCCTCTAAGCTCAATTGAACCCGTTTACGTAAGCGATCATCTGTTTCGTAAATGGCATCAAGAGGCGGTATCGCATCTTTATCCTCAGGACTTATAAGCTGACGCTCAACACCAAAAAATGCGGCTAGGTTTTCAAGGTCGGTGCCAGTCGCATAAGCCAACATAACACCACGAGCACCATCATTAACTCGCGCCCGTAAAAGCAGTTCGCGATAGGCTGCCACTTCCAATATTTTGTACGCAGGATCACTTTCCAATAAAGCAGAGAAGCTTTCATCACGTTGCAGCAAGCCTTCTAACATACCCTGAAATATCGTTTCGTAATCCAACGATTCAATGATATTTGGCGAAGGTAATTTAGCTAAGTCTATGGCACTGAAACCACTCATAGCACCACCCCTTCTATTGCTATTTTCTTGTTATCTGGCAGATAAATACCTTCAAGGCTGACCATCAAACCGCCAGGATGAACTTCTTCAACTTGCACTCGAGTTAACTCAAGTCTCGGTTCCCATTTCACCAATGCCTCAGCAACAGCCGAATATATTTCAACCATCAACGATCTATTCACTGGCGCATCAACTATCTGATACAAACGGGAACCATAGTCTCTTCGCATAACGCGAGATCCAATAGGAGTCGTTAAGATATCGATAATTGACTGGCGCAAGTGATCAATACCGGAAGCGACTGCCCCGGTCATTCGATTCATACCATTCATAATAAGTTACTGCGATTGATTGGGCGGAGCCGTGTTACCCGGTCCAGACTTAATGCCCGCATGAGTATGACTATTGAATATGTCCCGATCGCTTTTCATCGAACGAGTATGATCTGTAATATCACCTGACGCTTTGATGTCACCAGTAACCGTCACATCACCAACAAAATTAATACCGCCATCTGATACCAACATTGCTTTAGCACCTGACGGTAATATTGCAGACAGTCGATGCGCTTTACGGTCATACTCAATCACTGCACCATCGGAATAAACCTGTTTATGGCTGTCAGCACTGCTACTTGTTGATGGAAAATCAGTTTGGTTAATTGAACCAATCACAACACCCTGCGTTAACTCCCCGCTAGGAGAAAGCACGACAACCTGTTCGCCAACCTCAAGTGGCCACCAACTAATATCAGGGCCTGCGCGTTGCATGAGCATAGGTAACCAAGCCGTTTGAAGTTCACCAATCCTAACTTGCAGTTTTGGTATTAGCTGACTGTAATCAGCCTCTATAACTTTCCCCAGCAAAATCATATTGGCGAGCCGACGATTCAATTCTGTTATTTCAAAATCAATCATTGGCTATACCTCTAATTCTTGATTTTCTGTATCCAAACCCGCAAGAGATATCACACTGGGAATAACAGCGGTGCCATTCCATACATTTTCGCCAACTCGAACAGTTTGGGTCCACTCAATTAGCCAAACTCGATGTCCTTGATAGTCAGGCGAAAAATGATCCGGGCTTGCTTGTTTTAGGCGTGCACGACCCATATTGGTTTCTGACCAGGAATGATTAAACAACCAAAGCATGGTCTCTTGCACTAGCGCCCAAAGGTCCGATTCTGGCAACTGTTCAGACACCAGAATTCTGGCCTCAAAATGAGCAATAAGAGCCAGCTCTCCGGTTCCTGGGTCACTACCAGGCTCTAGCTCAACCAGATCAATTAAGATCGCAGGTAATCGAATATCATCACGTCTTCGTGGAAATGAGCCGCAATGCTGTATACCAACTACTTCTGAAAAGCCTTGCTGAATTTCCTTGAATAAAACACTCAATACATCCATTTACGCTGCCCTCAACAGGTAGCGAAGCTCACGATCAAATATCGTTTCAAACTGTTTTAACGCTGGCCCGTTAGACAGATCTTCCATAACTTCCTGCATCTTCCCCGTTATCACAATTTGTACTTCCTGAATGGGTAACCGAGCCTTCCCTCGTCGCCGAAAAACGCCTTGATGACCATTAGGCATTGTCGCCAAAAAAGCATGATCGAACTGTCGTCGACCAACTCGAACGCCCATTGAATTTTGAGATGCACTACCTAATTGCTTCGCTTTAATACCGCCAGACTGCTGAGACAACCCAACAACACTTAGAGGGTTCGATTGTTTTGCTCTAACCAATATGAGCCCCTCTCGAACAGCACCCACTTTAATGGATAACTCTTTTGCCGTTTTACTCGCGATCTGTGTTCTTGCCCATCGAGCAGTCTTGTTTAACGCTCGAGTCGCCGCTATCTTCAATTGTTTTTCTGTTGCGGTGAGCGAGCGACTCCATTCACTTAAGTTAGGTGATGAATTAATTTGTAAGGTCAACATGAACGACCCCTTATTCTATTAGTGGCAAACTTTCTGTGATCCATACCAATTGATGAAGGTCCAACCGTGGCTCAGACTCAATTCGATAGATTCGACCATCGATATGTATTTCATCGCCTCGGCTAGGTGTTGCAACTTCCGACACTCGAAACTCCAATTGCGGGTCCTCCGCATGTAAGTGACCATCACCCAATTCAAATAGCTGCTCTGGGCGACGGGCAATTACGCGAATTTCTTGAGTATCTGAAAGAGGTTTAAGATAAGTTGCCATTCGCCCAAGATGAGAAAATTGACTATCAATAGCCTTTTTAAAGCGATCGTTAACGTTCATCACGAGTGAGACACTGATACGCATCCCATGCCTTATCTCTATCACCCCCTGAAATGCCTTGTCCTAAAATTTCTTCAATGGCTTTTACCGAAGGCTTGCCATCTTTACCAAATGCATCAGGTTTTAGATCATCAATGGCATCCATAATCGCATCGATCAAATCAGTGGATTTTGAACCCTTCGAGGGTTCCTGAATGGAAAACCCTCGCGAAACCAAATACTCAGCCTCCTCATTGGGTAAGTTTACGGGCGTACCAGGAGCGATATATTCATAAGCACCTGGCTTGCCAATTCGCAGCGTTATCGTTGTGGTTATTTTCATGTTGCCTCCTAACGAACCGTCGCACAAAATGTTGCGTTAGGGCGGTAAGGCACAATCAACGGGGCCGACTGCATCAGCAACCAACGTACTGCCGGATCTTCCTCCAACCATGATTTGGTGAAGTAGCGGCTTGCCCGATAGTTGGCTTTTTCATCCTGAATCACGCCATAGCACCGGGTACCTTCCAGTAAACCTTGGCTGGCAATCAATACCGTATATTCCGGCAGCATATTTCTGGAAACACCATCATCATCGACGTAGGCGTCGTTATAGACCCAGAAATCAAAGTCACCCACTGAACCTACATAGCGTGCTTTATCGTTACCTTGCCCTCGGAGGATTGGGTCGACTATTAATGTACTGGAGGTTCCACGACGGAGTTCAAGCAAGCGCTCAACTTTGGGGTCAGCCTTAAAGACTCGCCATGCCAAAGGGTCCATAACAACGGTACGAGCGGCGGCACCCGATTTGATTTGTACTAAGCCCGCCCAGTCTTCAATGTCATCTAACACTTTAACGTCAGGTTCACCCCACCGAGTGGCGCCTGTCAGTGCCTGAGTCAGTGTTGGATCACGCTGAAAATCTATAATCTGTGTTGGGTAGTCTTCACCGGTTACTGTAATTTTTCCGGTTCGTAACGCTTCGGCCGCCATCACTTCTTCGCGGCGAGTCAGGTTTTCCACTTGATTCGTTAACGCACGATTTAATGCAGCCTCTCGGCGGTCCATGGGCTTTAAATTCCCTCCAATGGTTTCGCCAATTAAACGCTTCAGTGGAGCACTAGGGTCAAAGCGACGCTTATCTTTCACGTAGGCAGGCTTAAAGCTACGTGTTTCAAACCCTTCCGCAGCAATGACCTTACCCTGGACGAGCGGTGATACAAATGGCACTAATCGCGGTTTAGATTTATCAATATCGAAGTGAATTTCTTCACTATCTTCTGTTTGAATTGAACCGAAAAATGTATCCAGCAAAAAGGATGCTGGACGATCCAAGTGCTCGACGACTCGGTTAAGCACATGAGTTGAAAATATATCCATGAGAATATCCTATTGCTGGTTAAGCTTGATTGTTTCGTAGAAAAATAGATCGCTCTCGAAAAGCGATCGAAATAGACGCTATTGAATGGCCCGGACCAAACGTAAGAGCTGCCGCATTAAATTCACCCGCTAAATAAACATGGGCCTGTGTATCACCAGTGGAGGCATCCACCGCCTCTACCAGCAAGGCATCCGGTTCTTCTGATCCATCATTTACTCCTGCATCACTCAATAAATAGGCTCCACTAGCTGCAACCCTGCCTAACACGGCGCCAGCAGGTAATGAGGCACCGCCAGTAATCGTGACAACTCGAGTAATTCGCGGAAATTCACCTGCAATTAGATTGTCGGGCGCATAGCTCCCTTGATCGTTAAATCCTTCTGCAATCCCAGGCATGCTCATACCGCACCCCCTTGTGAAAACTTAGCGATCCGCTTCGCCACTGCATCGGCATCATCGCCTTCCTGTTCTGGAGCATCTGGCTCAATGGCAGGGTTGCTAACTGAGGCCATGACTTGTTCAAAACCTGTGTTGGAAACAGGAGCCGATGCTTCGGCTTTTACCGGTGAAGCATCTAGCGTTGCCAGCGCCATATCAGCGCTCATATCCGTAGAAAATGCCAGGTGCTGAGCTAACTGTTCACGCCCCTTGGCAGCATCAGAAGATATGATGGAGCCAATACGTTCACGTTCTTTTTTAACGCTTTGCTCGGATGCTTCATCATTCGTAGAGGCTATAGTTTCGGTTTGAATGGCTTCAACTAACTGCGGATAGTCGGCCTTTAATGATTCCAAACTAAGGACTTGCCCTTCAGAAGCCTCAGTCTTGTGGTTTTTGTCAGTCATCGTGCTGTCCTCAAGTGCTAGAAAAGAAGAACCCCGCAACTTGGCGGGGTTCTGATTGTTTGAATGTTCATTGATAATTTGTTCCAGGCTTCCGATATCATCGGCCAGTCCTGAGTTGATGGCGCTCTTGCCAATAAAGACATCACCGCCACCGAAGTCTTTGATAACTGTTGGCGGGTCGACACCACGATGCTTTGCAATTGATTCAATAAATACCGTCGCTAAATCATCGATACGTGATTGCAGTCGTGATTTTCCATCCTTACTGCTTGGATCTAATCGTTTATATGGGCTTTGGGATGACACTATCTCTAAGACGCCTTCATCTTTACTTCCTCGATAAACAGCTACCACACCAATGGACCCGAGCATGGACGTTTCTGAAGCAATAATTTGATCGCAAGCTGACGCAATCCAATACGCACCTGAAGCCGCATCACCTGAGGCATAGGCAATGATTGGTTTTTTGCCACGAGCTTCGAAAATCATACTGGCAAATTCAGCGCAACCATTGACTTCGCCGCCCGGTGAATCGATATCTAAAATAATGCTATGGACGTCTGGATTTTCTAAAGCACTGGTAAAGTCTTTCGCTAAAATTTCGTAACTGGATGCACCACTAATTGCAGTAAATATATTTGCGTAGCGAAACAAGGGACCCACAACAGGAATAACCGCCGCACCTTCACGAATCTCAGTTACGTAACTATTGTCTAATTCTCTACCAAGCTTTGCAGACACCACTTCGATGCTTTCGTTTTGGCGTGATGCAATCGTTAGAATATTATTAAGTGCAGTCTCGGTAATTGCCCATGGCTCACCAGCTGCATGATTCCAGAATTTCATTGTTTTTCCTCTGCAGTCTGCGGAGCGTATTGAGACGTTTCAGTATTCAAACCTAGCTCTCTCATTTTTGTTTGTTCTCGAGCTCTTTGTTCGAGCACTTCTTCCCAATCTAAACCTTGGGTGGCGCATTCATCTTCAAGAGTTGAAAGACCAATCTCTAAACGTATCTTTGAAGCCTTGGCTTCTTTTACAGGGTCAATCCAACCGCGCCCTGGACCAATCCATTTGCATCGACACCACAGCGCTTTATTTTGATAAAAACCCGGCGCCTCAATCATGCCTTTGTTAATAGCTTCCTCTAACCAGAGTTCATAAACAGGCTTCGCCCAATAAGTAGCTAGCCAATGACGTCGGCCAATAAAATATCGCCATGCTTCCATCAATGCTGCGCGTGCTGAGGAGTAATTGGTTTTCGAAAAATCCTTCATCAACAATTCGAAAGGTAAGTTCAACCCAGTACCAATATGACGAAGGATGTTTTCTACAAAACTGCTGTAAGAAGAATTAGGCCGACTGGGGGTAAAAGGCGCGACTTTATCTCCTGGAAATATAGGAATAACGGCACCGCCTTGGAGTTTTACTTGCCACTCATTTCGAGCAGCCATGTAATCCTCGCCAGACCCACCAAACATTTCACTAATAGATTCACCATCCAATGGCGTTTCGATAAAAGCAGCGATCATTGCGTTGACAACGGCCGCTTGCATTTCGGAACGCTCGTAGTGATCAAGCATTTTAAATAACGGCATGATGCTACTAAAGATTGGTTTGCCTCTGCTCTGTCCGGTTCGCTCCTTGTCATGGACATGAATAACACGCTGGCGACCGAAACGAGTTCGAGCTGAAATACGCTCATATTCTTGAGCGTTATTGCTAACACCAAGAAGTTGATCACCGGGATGCGTTTTGGCAATCCAGTAAGCTAATGGCGCACCGTAAGAATCAACCTCGATACCAGCGCGAATATTGGCATCGTTGATTCGATCGTTTGGGTTTCCTAAACGGTCGGGCTCAATAAGCTGAATGGTTGTTGCAAACGCCTGGCTTCTATTGGGAAGCCATAATGGCAACGCAAGCGCCTCACCATTGATTAGCCCCGAGCGGAACATTTGCGTTGTTAAACCGTTAAATGTCAGACTTTTTGAAGCATCACATTCAGTGGTGTCAGCCCAGCTACGCCAAAGAGCTTCTGTTTTTCTCGACCAGCTATCTGCCCAGTCTTTGTCTTTTCCTAGTGCCTTGTAGTCAGGCAGCGCTGATAGGCGCAAGCCAGTCCCAACGACATTATCCACCAGCGTTTGAATTGCCCCTGAGGCTACGCCATGATTTCTTGCTAAATCTCTAGAGCGTGAAACCAGTGTAGGCAGCTCATCGAGTAAATCTGAATCTGGTGAGCCAGCCATTGGGCGCCAGCTCGACATTTCTCTCGCAGACAATGATGCTGCCCGGTGAGCCGTATCAGATACTAGTGGTAAGCCATCTGGGCCTAAGATCATGTGTTTGGTCATAGCGCCTCAATTAGCTTTTCTAATCAGTAATTTAAAATTTCATAAACAAAGGACCACGTCGCGGGCGCCCCTCTTTTGCTGCTATTTCCGACTTAAGCTTCGCAATGTAAGCCGTGAGTTTGTTGATATCGGTTTGTGCATAAGTGGTGGCACCATAACCGCCAACAGACACAGTCACTTCTAGTTCACCGATCATCAAGCGATGCAGTGCAGATTCAGCATCAATGAGTCGCTGCCGCAGTATTGTTAAATCATTCATAAACACCTTAGAGGTAAGGGTCATCGGCAACGACGGACGATCGTTGTCGAAACGCTTTAGTTGTTTTCTTTGTAATTGGCTGAGCGCTTTCGCTTTGAACTAGTGCTTTTTGTTTGACTTCACCCAGTGCATTTTCTAATCGCTTCCACTGCAACTCTTTAAATCGGTCAAGACCATAAATACTTGCAGCTGCTCGTGCATACACACGACAATCCAAAGCCTCATTATTTCGAGTAGGGTCTTTTTCCCATGTGGCTTTTGGGAAGCCTTTGTGTAAACGGATAATGCGTCGCTCAGCTGTTAACTGTTTGAAGTATTCCTCTCCATACTGTGGAAAGTGGCAGGTCCCTGGTGAAAATAATTCACCCGAAGCCCGCTCTTCATCCGTCGGTCTCGGCAGTTTGAGCCAACGGTAAAGTTCAACTTTGGCAACTGGCCCACTGACATTCCAAACCCTCAATCCTCGGCGTTTACCACCGGTATCAGCTTTTGAGACATTCTGGATTAATGCAGTGTCTGTATCTCGTCCCTTTATGGCAACGACACTTCTTGGCTGTGATGCTCGTGCACCTGCGCCACCCCAGACTGCCTGAGGATAATTGCGTACCCACCCATAAACATCCTGAGTGGCGTAACCAGAATCAACGCACATCACACGAATTGGCAGCGAACTACCTAAAGCGTGGGGCCAATCTTTGCTAAGCACTCGATCGAGCTTTTTCCATACATCAGGTAGAGCGGTATCACCATCTAAGACTAAGTAGTCGATTGACCATGATTCTTTGCTTCTCCCCCAAGCGACGATTTCACATTCCAAACGATCGCGCTGAACATCAACACCTGCCGTTAAAAACAAACCGCATTCAGGAACAACACCAATGGCGTAAGACTCTCGTCGCTCATATAAACGCTCCCATTCTGGCGCCTCGAATTCTTCTTCATAAGATTCACCGAGAACGGTATTCACAAAGCCTTTCATTAAATCCGGATTTTGTTGCGCTCCTTCAAATATTCTTGCAGCGTCTTCCCATGAAAACCAACCGACAGGGCTATAGAGTGACGACAAGTGATAGCCTTGAGTTTGACCATCACCTTCAGCGGTTGCCTGCCAGTAACCTTGATTGAGCATCTCGGTTTTTTGATGTTCACTAATTAAGAAATCACAATCCTCACAACAATACTGTGCATTCTCGGGCTTTCCTTCCTCCCATCGTAACTGAGAAAACCGCAATGGCTGTGAATGACCGCATGAGGGACAAGGCACATAAAAATAACGCTGATCTGAGTTTTCAAATTCTCTCTGAATACGCGATGTACTTTTGAGCGTTGGCGTACTCACGAGCAGCACCTTTCTCCTGCGTGCAAAGGTTGCACTTCGTCGTTCGGCCAGCAATATCGGATCGCCTTCACCTTCAACATCGCCCGGATATCCATCCACCTCATCCATAAACAGATAACGAGCAGGCATGGATCGGAGGCCGACAGCACTGTTTGCGCCAGTCATGACCAGTACGCCGCCTGGAAACTCTTTTGAGAGCACCGTATTACCTGAGTCTCTACTGCGCGCAGGAGCAACACGCGCCCTTAGCTCTGGCACATCTTCAAGTTGAGGGTCGATACGCTGACGGGAATTACGCTTTGCCATTTCGACGGTTGGCGATACTGCCATCATCGGCCCGGGAGCCATATGGATGACGTATCCGATCCAGTTATTGCCAGCCTCTGTGCCACCAACCTGCGCGCCTTTCATAAACACAACGCGCTGTACCGGCGAAGATACTGACAAACAATCCATAATTTCTTGTAGATAAGGCGTTCTTTGAGTACGCCAGCGGCCTGGCTCAGCAGCCGATTTGGGGGATAGCACACGAAACTGATCAGCCCATTCAGACACCAATAACATGGGATCTGGTTTTAAACCTTCATTCCAGGCTTTTTCGAGCTCTATTACCCCGTCGTAGAATTCAGTATCACCGTTCTTCGTCATCCCTGACGCCACGGCATTAGAACGTCCGCGTTCGTCAATCGACCTTTGGTTGGATGTCGCTGAGCTCGGATAAGTGCTGTCTGACATAAGACTCCAACATGACATGCATCTTGTGCGGGTCAACCTCCAGTTCTGCGGCCATTTGAGCAGATATTCTTGCAGGCCAACTTAGCCAAGCGTCGCGCTCGGCTCTTGCAATACGAAACACATGAGCGATCGCTTTAGCACGATCCACCAGCTCATTTTTCAGTTGCTGTAATTTGATTCTATTGGTCTGGGCTTTAAGGACTTCGTTGGCTGTTCGGGCTTGCATATAGGTTGTACCACCAGCCGTATTGCCGCTTTCACTCAATGTGTCCGCCACCGCATCAAGCGCCGCTTTGGGTACTGCTTTAGTTGCACCTGGTGATTTACGCTGTTGGGCGCGATCTGTGTTTCGATCCCATTGATTGTCGACTTTAGCTATATCGATGGTGCCATCAGTCTCAGCTTGAATACGGCCAGACTTGATCGCTTTGCGCACAGCGGTATCTGAGACCCCTCGATGTTTGGCATAAGCCCGCAGTGATACGCCCATCTTTTAACCTGTTGTTTTTAGTCGAATTAATAAGCATAAATGAGTTGATAAGACCGCTGAATGAAGCGTTCATGTGCTTATCAAAACAGCACTTGGAGACAACAAAATGGCTCACAAACAAAACGCATTAGACGCTTTTTTAGCTCGAAAATCTGAAATAGACACAGCCCTTGAGCGCTTACAAGCACTCAGCAATGACCACTTCAACGCTCACCCCGATGAAATCAACTGGGGTCACGTTGGCGACCTGGGCCACTACGCCGAACTCCTCAAACAAATCACCGACTCAGCCTTTAACGAAGGCGAACATGCCGAATAAGGAGCACATCATGACCAAACTCACCGATACCCAAATCACCATCCTTGAAGCCGCCAGCAAGCGGCTCGACAACAACATTGAGCCATTCCCCAATAACATCAACGCGGGTATTAAGCCTCGGGTTATCCAAGGTTTATTGAAGCGAGAGCTCATTACTCAATTTGAAAATGGCTACATCATTGATGCCAAAGGCTTTGACGCCATAGGCCAACCAGTGCCCACAAAAACGGAACCTAGCCAACCCGTCACTCTACGCCAAGGAACTAAGCAAGCCCGAATGATCGCGCTAATGCAGCGCCCAGAAGGCGCCAGCATCGAAGAAATTTGTACGGAGACTAGCTGGCAAAAACACACCGTTCGAGGTGTGTTTTCAAATACCCTTAAAAAACGACTGGGCCTGACGGTCACCTCATATAAGGATGATGACCAACAACGCCGGTACCGTATTCAAGGAGATGCCCAATGAGCACTCGCTGCTTTATTGCCATGACAAAAGACGAGGTGACTTATCAATCAATTTATTGCCATCACGATGGATACGACACCAATAATGGTGTTGGTCCAACGCTAAGACAACATCACAACAGTGAATATCACGCCGAGAACTTGATAGCTCTTGGAGATATCTCCTTTGTGCAGGGCGAAACAGTTTGTGCTTACCACCGAGATCGCGGCGACACTTGGCTGCAAACCCAGCCTAGAACCACCCGCAGCGAATCCGAGTTATTCGCACTGGCCAAAGCGTGTGATGCGCAATACCTGTATCTTTTTAAACAGGGCGAATGGCACAGTTTTAAACTTTAAGAATTGACTTGATTAACCCAGGCATTGAAGCGTTCATGTCATCACAAACAAAAAATGAGGCAAAGATTATGGGTACATGGAGCCAACCAAATACCGCTAAAAAATCACATCAGTTAAAGGAATTGATGTGCAAGCCAATCTTGAAACATCAAGCTTTCCAAAAACTGTATCACCTTGTCGGTGATGATGACTTATTCGATTTTATCGAAGAGCTAGAACCTACTGATGATGTTCGTTATTTAGTGCAATCACATATCAAAACAACACTGAATAATTTAAACCACTCTTTCCTCAAGTGGGAGGAAGATGCCATCACAACATGTGAGTCATTACTGCCAGCTAGTGCAATTAATTTGCAGCCGCGGACTGAATCGAAATAGCAAGATCATCGAACAACAGCTCATCACTTTCACGAACAGCCTGTTCACCAGAATAGTCTTGCCAGCGCCTGACAATAACATCCACGTATTTTGGATCCAGCTCAATTAAGCGTGCAGCCCGTCCTGTTTTTTCACTGGCGATTAGGGAGCTACCAGAGCCGCCAAATATATCTAAAACAATATCTCGGCTTTTACTCGAATTACGAACTGCTCGCTCAACCAACTCGACAGGTTTCATTGTCGGGTGAAGATCGTTTTTTACCGGCTTATTAAAAAACCAAACGTCACCTTGGTCTCGCGCACCACACCAAAAATGATCATTGCCTTCACGCCATCCATATAAAATAGGTTCGTATTGACGCTGATAATCTGAGCGCCCAAGCGTGAAAGTATTTTTTGCCCACACAATAAACGTCGACCATTTACCGCCCGCATCACGAAATGCTTTTTGCAGCGTATCAAGCTCACTGGATGACATGGCTACATAACACGCTCCTTTGGTCACGCTTAGTAGATTGGTTAATGAATCTTTTAAAAACTGATAAAAATCATCACCCAGATTGTCGTTCATAATACGTCGATCTTTGCCGCGCATTTTGTCTTTGGCATTGTTGCCATAGTCCACGTTATAAGGTGGATCAGTGAACGCCATGTCGGCAAGTTCACCATTCATTAGCTTTTCTAAATCTTGCTTGCTGGTCGAGTCGCCACACAACACGCGATGATTTCCCATGACCCAAATATCACCAGGGCGACTTATAGGTTCGTCTTCCACTTCTGGAATTTCGTCCTCGTCAGTTTCGCCTGCCTGATCATCGGCACCTAATAGTTCGTCCAATTCTTCATCTGAAAAACCAATCACATCGAGATCAAAGCCAAGATCGCCAAGCTCTTCTAGCTCGAGCTTTAATAGCTCATCATTCCATCCAGCATTTTCAGCAATTTTGTTATCGGCAATAACCAACGCACGACGTTGAGACTCTGTCAGGTGATGTAAAACGATGACAGGTACGCTATCTAATCCAAGTTGCTGGGCAGCCATCAATCGACCATGTCCCGCGATAATGACATTGTCATCACCCACTAAAATTGGATTAACAAATCCAAACTCAGCAATAGAACCCGCGATTTGTGATACCTGAGTATCATCATGTGTTCTCGCATTTTTGGCATAGGGGATTAAACGTTGAAGCGACCAGTGCTCCACCGTTTCAACAGCGTTAAGTTGCATTTGATTACCTTGAAAATAGCGGTGCGAACCGCGAACCTGCGAACCCGGTTTAATGGGCTGTCGCTAGCGAAATGCGGCGGCCTTGCGACCCGCATCGATTCGATGGCCAGGAAGGACCCATTTTTTTCTGGGTCCAGAAATAACTAAGCCACGGTGTGGTGGCCGTGGCTTGTGTGCAGTTCACTCGTGAGATTAGCAAGTATTCTCGCCTAAAAACCGGGTTTTGTCCCACTGGGGGTTTTGGCATTAGCACGCAGGTCTTTGCTCTTGTGAGAGCCGCTCCGCAATTTTTATTAACGCCCCTTGCCAATAACGCTGTGCTGACGTTCTAGGAAAACCAGTCTCACGCGAAATCACTCGCCATGGTGTTCGATAGGCACGCGACCAGATTAGGTTTCGCTCGCCATGATTTACAAACGTGATCCATGACAGCGTTTCCTCCATGCGAGTGATTTGATCTGGCGTTGGACGTAAACGAATCGGTTGAACCTCTTGTCTGCTAAGCTCTCTTTGATCGTATTTGATCTCGGGCCAATAGCTCACATAGCCAAGGCTTCGTTCCCCTGGTAGTTTACGCAGTGTTGATACACACTCCTCGAACCGGAGAGCAATTTGTTCTGGCGTAAATTCATTCATGATTGCTCTCCCAGTCTTTGCTCAACAGCCCAATAGACCAAAGCTAATGCATCGGCCTCGTTATCATCTGAAGGTAGGTGACCTCGGTTCCTAGCAGCTTCAATCATCATGGTTTTATTTGCATTACCTTTGCCTGTTGCGTGGCGTTTGATTGTTCCAACCGGGACACCCTCGTAAGCAATATCCTGTTGCTCGCACCAAGCAGTCAGATGCGCCATAAAACCACCGTAAGCGTGTGCAGCATCCACACCCATGTGGCGACGAACCTCTTCAAAAAACACCATGCTGATAGGCCCAGCATTTTCGTTTAGCTCACCCAAGAAACGGTTGAACTTCAAAAAGCGCATGCCACCACCTTGCCAACGATCGTTTTTAAAACTGATGGTGCCGCTGGTGATGACGCCCTGTTTGGAATGAATTGCCCATCCAGTTGTTGTGCCCAGATCCAAGCAAAGCACCACTGGCAACGTTCGATTGATGATCTCTTTCTCGCCGAGATGGAGAGCCTCCCCTTTAGGGGACTCTCCTCTCTCGTAGAGAGAGGGGATTTGCGTGCAATCTGGATTTATCTCTACACCCCTTGAGTTATCTGGGTTTGCGTTCAGATTGCAGGGGGTATCCGCAATCTGGGCTCCGCAATCTGCAATCTGGCTGGATGCCTTGTTATTGCTGACTTTCAGTTTGCGGCTAGTTTGCAGATTGCAGCAAACTGGCTCAGATTGCAGACTGCAAACAGCCGTATCTGAGGCGTTATTGTGATCATGATTCATGGCTAATTTCCTCCTGGTATACCCAAACATCCGGGTTCTCGACTGGGAGCACCGCACCGGTTTGAGCACATTTATAATGGGTAGGTTTGATTGCAAAGTGAGCCTGTTTGACCTCACCTGTATCGGTATCAATGTTTTCTGAAGCGGGAACAGTCATACCTTCAACACAGAGGTATCCGTATTTACTGCGGGTTAACACAGGCAAACTGTAATCCTCTGGATTGCGGAAGAACTTTATGTCCCCCTTAGTGGCATGAACTGCAATGCGTTCATTGATGGTTCTATTGGCGCCCAGTCCAGCTTGACCTTCGAACGATTCTGCAAATTGATTCGAGGTATAGACCCTACCTTGAGCTGCCTCATCAAATATCATTTGCACAATGACATCGCGTTTACGCTGACGCTCTGCATCGAGCTTGGCGCCATAGTCTTGATTGACCAGTCGATCGCTATGAGCGTCTAGCTCAATCCATTTGCCTTGGCTTTTGTCGACACATTTTGCTGGCAAGCCGGGACCATTTCGCAGCTCGAAAACCAGCGTGCGATCGGTGCGCGTTTCATCTGGCCGGTACAACAACATGCCAGTGGTGTAGTAACCACGAAGGCTGCCCGCACCTGATAGCGCAAGAAAGGGGTCTTCCTCAACTTGTTTCTTACTGATCTTCTTAGTGTGGTGGGCCAGAATAATGCCCGCTAACGGATTGACCGCATCACGCAGTTGTTCAACTCGCTCGCGCAGAAAGAACAACATGGCATTGTTGTCGTTCTCACTATTCCCCTCTGGACCTCCATCAAAGACATTGCGTATTGGGTCGATCACTAGAATATCGACACCACCCTGTGCAGCGGCTCGTTGCAGTGCTTCGATCACTTGCTCAACACCTTGATCATTGAGCACTAAACGAAGTTGAGGTGTTACCAGCAAGTTGTTTGCCGCACGACGACTGACACGTTCTGGCAAACCCATAGACTGAATCCGTTCACGCAAGTAGTGATATTGGACCTCTGCCTGCAGATAAAACACGCGCAATGGTCTGGAGGGCGTCAGCTCGAGAAAGGGTTCGCCTGCTGCCATATGCGTTAACCATGACAACAGAAAATCACTTTTACCGACCTTCGGAGCGCCACCAAATACAATCATGCCACCCGGTGTTAGCACACGCGGCGCAATCAAGTCGTCTGGCATAGGTGAGGTATCGGCCAACAACTCACCCAATGAGTGCATCGGAATCGGCGTTTCATCTTTGACGACAGTACGCTCGGCGTTTTTTACAAAAGACCAAACATCCATGCCATCTTCAATGGCGTCATAAGCATCCCATTTATCTGGTTTTCCATCTGGGATATGCAATACAGCAACGGAAGAAGCGCCTGCATTAGCAATCGCTTCCGATGCCTTGCGCGCATATTCAAGGCCAGCCTCATCGTTGTCCGGCCACACCAAAACGTGTTTATCTTTGAGTGGCCCCCAGTCCGTTTTGGCGACTGGTGCATTGGCACCGTTCATTGCGGTGCTCGCAATCATCCCTAAACGAATCAACGCATCGGCCGCTTTTTCACCTTCAACCAGAACCACCTGGTTAGCCGTGAGTATCTGAGGTTGGTTATACAGCGGCCTGGGATCGGGCGCTTTCATTGACCGAGAACCGACATCCCACGGCCGAAACTCTTTACCCGCTGCAGTATCATATCGATATACACAAGCTATCAACTTTCCTTGGCTATTACGGTAATCCCATTTTCCAGTAGCTGGACCTAACTCATCAGTCGGCACCTGTTTTGGTATTGAGGCTGAGCTCACAGAATTACTTTTGGCTGCATGAGATTTTTGTACTTTGGAATCCGAGACTCCTAACCATTGCGCAACGGACTCAACCAGTTCTGGGAATCGACTCGTAGCATCAATACCCATCACGCGCGCCCAAGCATCAAAAATATCGCCACCTTCACCGGTCGCAAAATCCATCCACATGCCAGCGCGTGAGCCTTCCAGTTCAACCACTAAACTCTTACCGGGATTGCCTTCCAGATCTCCCACAATAAATTGTTTACCGCGTTGCTTTCCTGCAGGAAACAAATACATCAATACGTTTTGAAGAGAACCCAATAGACGCTGTTTTAATTCACGCGCATCATGCTTGGACTTGAGTGCAACGCCTTGATCGGGCGCGTCATTAAAATCAAGCCACACAACTTTATCGCTACCTTTTTCCATCACGCACCTCCTTGCCAGCAGCGGTCTTGCCATGAGCAAAACTTACATTCGTAATGGGTAGGATCTTTACTGATTCTGGGTAAGTGTTCTCCAGCATCACTGGCCTGAATGACGCGCACACCTCGATCGGATGCACGCTGCGCCAGTTCACCATTAAATGGCACCCATTCGAAGTACAACTCGGCAGTGTCTTTGTTGATCGCAGTGAACATAGCCGGATTTGAAGATATGCCTGGGATTTGCTCTTCCATATAGGCTTGGTACAGTGCAATCTGTGCCGCATAGACAGGCTTGGAAAGTGTGACGCCGCGTTTTACCGTATCCTTCCATGATTTTGCGTTCAGTGATTTACACTCCCAAAGCGCAGGATAACCTTTACCGATTGATTCGGGTCCTCCAGCGAGCACGCCATCAACGTGACCACACAAGCGGCCATTAACGGCAGCAAAGCCAAACTGACCACCTGAAGCTGTCTCGGTATAAAGATCAAACCCTGCTTGGCGTAACCAATTTATGGCTAAGTCTTCGAAGACATGTCCGGCTGCAAATATCCTAAGAGTGCGCCCCGTAAATGTTCTGCCTTCGTCTACGGATGTATTAGTGAATTCATATTGAAGCGCTCGATCACAAGCAACGCCTAGTCGAGAAGCGCCTAAATAATTGCGCGGAGTTTGTGCCTGGTTCTCAGTTTGCAAAGCACTGTCGATTAGATCAGTGAGTTTTTCAGACAAGGTCGGTTGATGATTAAAATCCAGCATCAGAAAGGCACCTCGTCTTTGTACAACTCCTGCAAAGTGCAGTGATAAGACTCAAGAACCGTATCCACCAAACCAATAATTTCATCTTTGCTGTAACTGCCAAGGCCTTTTCCCATGCCTACGGCCATCACATAATCTGCAAGTGGGGCTAAAACAGACTCAGCGGCTTTTTGTTCTAAATTGGTTCTGTTCACATCCACCCCCTTGCGATGCAATTGGTAGTGAATGTCCTGACAGGTCTTGGAACAAAAGCGCTTAAAACTTGCGCGCCGATTTTCAGAAGATTGGAAACGATTTGGATCCAGCCAACAGAAACCGCGCGGCGGTTTGTGGCATATATAACATCGGTAATACACATCAAGCGGCCTCCCTTCCTTCAACTTTGTTGAAAATGCGGGACTGGATATCACGTTTATTAAACTGGAACGCCAATAGGCATGATGCTTGGTAGCGAGTTAATCCAAAGTCTTGTCGATAGGCCGGTGGTAAATATCGAAGTTGCTGAGCAGTTGCAGCCTGGTTTAACCATTTACGGGATTTGCTCGCGGCATCTTCCGTTTCATGATCATTCAACCAATCGTCAGCTGCTGCCAAGCAAACAGTTCGCTCACCCATGGCCAACAAGCGTGCGGGGAGTTTTTTTCCACCGCCCATGCCAAACCAATGACCGGCTAAGAAGAACACTCCAGCCCACGCTTCAAAACCTGTCGCCATCAACGCCGCATCATCACCGAACAAATCACACCAACGAAACGATGAGCGTTTAAGCAGATCAATCTCAGACATAACAAAGTCAGCTAAATCCACTTTGTCATCAGTATCCGTTCGCTCCCAAACATGACCACATAAGGAGCATTCTTTTGCTGCCGCAGGCACCATCGCTCCGCAGTCTGGACACTCTTTCTGAGGTGCCTCACCATGACCTTCATGACCGTCTAAATTGACATCTTGCTCTAATGAACCGTGAAGCATGGTGCTGGTGCCGAAGTCGAGTACCACACAATCACTCTTCACCACACCAGGATGTTCATTGGGATCGATGGTTCTGAGGCCACGCCCAATCATTTGTATCAAAGTCGACTTATAGGAACTTGGCCGGAGTAGAATCACACAACTGGTCGGCGGGTAATCCCAGCCTTCAGTCAGTACTGCTACGTTAACAACAACTTGGGACTCCCCGGATTCGAAACGAGACAGCGCCGCTTTGCGTGCCTCACTTGAGAGCTCACCATGAATAACCTCGGCATTCACACCAGAAGATGAGAATGCCTCAGCTACATTTTTGGCGTGATGGATGGTAGAGCAAAAGACCACGGTAGAACGATCATGAGCTTTTTCTTTCCAGTGACGAATCACTGCTTCAGTGATCGGCGCTTTGTTCATGATGGCATCGACTGCCGACATATCGAAATCATCGGCAGTTCGTTTCACCTGTGACAGTTCACTCTGAGTACCGACATCAACGACGTAAGTTCGCGGTGGAACCAAATGCCCTGATTGAATTAATTCGGCAAGCGTAATTTGATCACTAACATTACTAAAAACTGGACGTAAGGCTTTGTTGTCACCACGATTGGGCGTTGCCGTTACGCCAAAAATAGCCACATCAGGATTACTATCTCGTACGCTATCAATTATGCGTCGGTAAGTGGGTGCGGCTGCATGATGTGCTTCGTCGATGACTAACAAATCTAACTTTGGCATAAGCTTCAAGTTTGATTCACGCCCTAACGTTTGCACCATGGCAAAAGTTGCTTGCCCCGCCCATGACTTTTCCTGAGCATCATATATTGAGGTGGCGATGCTGGGATTCACTCGGCTGAACTTGGCTGCATTTTGAGAAGTCAGTTCATCTCGATGAGCTAGCACACAGGCTTTTGCATCTCCGTTTTCCAGCCATTGACCGGTAACACCGGATAGCATGATGGTTTTACCGGCGCCCGTAGGCGCCACCCCCAATGTATTCTGGTGCTTATTAAGCGCAGCGAGGCTGCGCTCAACAAACAGTTTTTGACGAGGTCGTAATAACATAACTCGACCTCCTTATTGCGCCCAACTGGGACGACCAGTTGGAGCAGTTGAGGTAGATTGGGCAGGAGAAGATTGCTGTACCGAAGCTGATGCTTGTGTCGGTTCACCCGCGATGCCTGCATAAGCTTTATTGTCTGGTGTGATTGCGGTTTTAACGACATTTTTATCATCACCATTTTGATCCTTATCCATCTCAACTTTGGCAACAAACTCAATACCATCAAGATCGGCAAAACCTTGAATGCGACGGGCTTGTTGCGCCTGAGGTGAGTTGTCCTGAGGATGTAATCCCCGCGATGAGTTCAAGATCCCTTTTACAAACGCTCTTCCCATATTTGCCCACTCGGGACCTTTAGGGCTGTGCAGACCAATGAGGCTCCACATTTTTCGTTTGGCGTATGGACCATCGAGCACCACGAACTCGCAGTTCAAGTAAACAGAGCCAGTGGTCATGCTTTGGGTTGCGTAACCACCAGTCCAACCTTGCGAAGCATCGTCATAGCCACCGGGTCGAATCGTCATACGCACCTTTACAAGCGTGCCCTTAGGGATTACATCAAAATTGTTTTGGTCTTCAGCCGAGTTAAAATCATTCCAGGTCGTCATTATTGGACTCCTTCTTCAGTATTTGTTTGGGTTTCGATAGGTGCTGGGCGAGCAAAGGTCAGGCGATCTGACGGAGGTGTTACTGGCCCATGAATTTTTTCCATAAGTCGACCTAGGTGCGGCTCCTCGATAACATCAAGTCGCCCACTGCGGTCTTTAGCTGGATAGCCATAGGGATTTAGGGTGTGGTTAATAAAGGCGCGATATTTCTGGCCATCATCACTTTGAATTTCCGCAAGTGTGATGACCTGATCAACGATGCCAGGCAGCTCTAGAGCCGTTTTTGAACCATCAATCTGTGGTGAATAAACCTTACGATTGAAGTCATCGACTTTTTCGTCGAGGATGCCAACAAACCAGATATTCTTATTGCGGGTGTGCTGCAGATGAGTCAGCCAAGCAATCATCTCTTGCCCATGAAGGCCATAAGCACCACGCGTATCAGGTTTACCACTTCGTTCGCTGAACGCCTGAGGTTGTCCCTTGCACCATTGCAAGCAAAGGCGACCTGCGACAGTTATTGAATCGATAAACACCGTGTCGTATTTGTCAATGCTGCTAACGTCACCGAATTTAGCGCAGACTGCTTCATAGTGTGCTTGGCTGTATGGTTGTTCATCCCGTAGTGCTGGATTGGGGCCGCCAATAAACACTGCAAAGTCACGGCATTCCTGCCATGTGCGCGGTCGAATCGCATCGCCAGTCCACCCCTCAACAGCAAGGTCACCCGCCTCTAAGTCGAAGAACAAGGTTTTGTCTGCATCGACCGTCCACAATAAACTAGTTTTTCCGATGCCTGATGGACCAAGAATGCAGCCTTTGATCCCGCGCTTTTCTGCCAATCGCTGATCGGCCGTAATGATTGGAAAGGCCATTACTTCACCTCCCCATGTTCACGCAGAAACTCAAGCGCATAGTCGGCGCCTTTGGCACCGTAGCCTCGAGCCATGTCATGCACTCGGCGTAGTGATTCCATTTCCTGAACAATGCGACTGAGCTCTTTATTCAAACCCTGCTGTGCAAAGGCCAAGTCATCAACGGTCGCTAGAAGCAACGCCTTGGATTCAGGCTCTCCTTTGTCAGATACATCAGGAATAGAAATCGCATCTGGCAGGCTTTCCAGTGAAAAACTGCTCTTGCGCAAAGCCTCTAAAAAATTGGTTTCTTTGGTAAAAATCGTCATGATTATTGCTCCTTTGCAAGGCTGAGACGGAAGGTGGGTTTGCCAGTTTTTAATGTCCGAGCGGGTTCAAAAACGGTTCGAAGGTTTTCAGGCCAAGCGGTGTATTTGCGCTCAGCCACCTTGTAAGTGATGTCCAAGAATTCAGCTGGGTTGTCGCCACTGGCAGAAATTCGCTGTGCGATTTCAGATAATTGCGATTGGTCCCAGACGGGCTTTTTCGGAAGGTCAGATGACACTCGCACACCCTCGTCGTCAAAGTTGACGGTTCCGGTGTCTTTGCCGAGCTGAGTTCTTAACTCACTAACTTTTGGGTCGTATTTCATGGCAATTGCGCCATCGACCCAGTCTTTAAGCTCTTTGGCATTGCGAAGGTAGTTGGCCGCTTCAGCCTGAACACGCATCAATTCAGCAGCAGTCATACCTGCCAACTCACCGATGCTCATAGCTTGGGCTTGTTCTAGGGAAAGACTCATGCGTCACCTCCTGCTACGCGCTCAGAGGTACTCTTGCGAAGACAGTCTTGCTCATAAGCCTCGACGTCTTCGAGGCGGTACATCACGCGACCTTGTAGTTTGAGAAAGACGGGGCCGATGCCTTCAGAGCGCCAGCGCTCCAATGTGGCTTCGCTGACACCCCAGCGGTTGGCTAATTGCCGTTGGTTCATATGATTTACACTCACGTTGCACTCCTAATGGTTATTGCGGAAACGTGAGGTAATGATGTGCTTCGGTGGGTTAGGAGCCGTTTAGGGCTAAGTTAGGAGTAAGGTTAGATTTGATTACGCACATATTTATTTTTAATAATTGCACGCAAAAATACGACACTTAAATAGATATAGCGCATATTTATCAATGACTTAAACGCATGTTCGCAACCAATAACTGTCGTATTTTTGATTGACTTAATGGCTTGGTTCTGCTAAGTTTGTATAAGAATCGTTCTCAATAGAGAGTTAACCGTCATGAAACGCTTGTCACTTAAATCAAAGGTCGCCACGAAGATATCGCGCTCGAAGCGTGAGGTTTTTCTACGTACTGACTTTGAGAAGCTGGCAGGGTACGACCAAATTGGCCGGGCATTGCGCCAGCTAACCTCCGACGGTGTGCTTGTTAAGGTTGGTTATGGTCTTTATGCCAGGGCTCGGCCGAATAGAATTACAGGTAAACCTATGCTGGCCGCTAAAGGTGGCTTCACTCAAGTAGCAGAAGAAGCGCTTTCTCGACTAGGTGTAAAATGGGAGCCTTCTAAGTCGGTTCTTGATTACCAGTCAGGTTCAACTCAGATCCCAGCAAATGCCGAAGTTATCATCTTTGAACGCTTCAATCGTCGCATAGGTACAGAGAAGTTCGAGCTTCAAATGGCTCGAGCTTAATGAGCACAGTCGACTCATCCCTTTTTCTTGATATTGCAGATGCGCTGGGCATAAGCAGCCCAGCAATTGTTGAAAAGGACTATTGGGCTACGCAGCTATTAAAAGAAATATCGCAGCTCACACCAGAGGGCTTTCAACTTGTTTTTTCAGGCGGGACTTGTTTAGCCAAAGCACATCAAAACACCTTCAGAATGTCGGAAGATATCGACATTAAAATGATCCCCAATGCAGATACTCTGGCGCAATCCAAAAATCAGCAGCGACAATTACGACGCAATATTCATCAGCTTATTCTCAATATCATTTCTGACTCTGGCATCTTCAAGCTTGTCGCAGACCCTAAAAAACGGAATGAAGGCAAGTATCAGCAATTCTTGATTGAATACCCTAGAGAGCATGACACCCCGGATGCACTAAGACCGCATTTGCAGCTGGACTTAACAGAGTCTGACTTACTTGAAGATCCAATAGAGCTTTCCTTGAGCTCCCTTTATGCGAGCACTCTTAAAGAAGCAGGTGAGATTCAAAACATTGCATGTGTCACAGTGCACTCGACTGCCAGTGAAAAATTCATTTCGCTCCTTCGCAGGACTGCATCACACGCTCGGGATAATTCCAGGGCAGACGATGAAACATTAATTCGGCACGTTTATGATCTGCACCTCATATACGAATCAATGGCATCACCTGCCGATTTAAAGCTAATGGTTAAGCGAGTTATTGAAATCGACAAAAGTCAGTTTGGAAATCAGCACGAAGAGTTCGTAAACGATGCACACTCCGAGCTGCGATACGGCCTATCTTTATTAATTGAGCAGGCACACCACCAAGAACGATACGATCAATTTATTGGGCCTCTCGTCTATCACCCATCTCCCGCCAAATGGGACGAGGCCATTTCGAGCGTCCAAGAACTTGCTGATCACTGGCTTTAGCAATTATGATACGCAGACCAAGCATACGCCCCTTGGTCATTAAATATGAGGCAAGCTAAAAATCTTGTGGGCCCGCGCAAGCACCCATCGCGGTCAGCTCGTAAGGAGCAAGTAGCGATATGAAAATGGCAGCGGCTTTTCAGATATTATTAGCCTTGATGGCGAAAGGAATTTCTAATCGGTCTTTAACCAACAATTCCCGTTACCATAACCGACCACATCCCGCCAACGCTTATCCTTACCACTAAAAGCCTGAGAAAGTGCGCTTGCTTTAGATTCTGCATTTTCCAGTACCGCCGCTGTCCGCAATTTTTCTTGGCCAGACTCCCAGGCTTCAAACAGCTGACGAATAATTCGTTTATGCGTTAAGCCAGTGAATATATATTGCTCGCCATTTACGGCCAGCTCCCCTCCATCTTCAGAGCACCATGTGGGGGGACGCTTAGATTGATGAGAACGCCCATATCCCAGTAGCTCCATCAGCAGGTCTTTATCGATAGCCGATACACTTTGCTGGTCAGGCAGCAGCAGATCATGGACTGCTATGCATAATGGCTCACCCGGTATTGGCGGTCCATCATGAGATATAGCACTATCAGCTAAGATAACTGCTGAGCGACGACGTGCAAATGAGCTGAATGCCAGATTCACTGCGGAGATGGTTTGCGCCAAACAGGCCCTTCTACAAAACAATACCGCAACGCGACTTTTGCCGAGCCATACATCCCCAAGATCCCATAGAATACCACTAGCCAATTCTGTTACAGATTGGTGAGACGATATTTCGAGCCACCGCTGAACACACCGTAAAAAATGGTTACTACTAACTTGGTATTTACCTATTGAGGTTGTGGGCACATTCACCCAACCACCACCCGGTGAGAAATAACGATACCCAGAGCCACTTGGACAGGGCAACAATTCACAGTCCTGATCATCGACATTAATAGATGTCGCAGAGTTTTGCAGCGGATGAATCATCCTCGTATTTAACAGTTCTTTGAAATCTGTGGTAATCGATAAGTCTTCAGCGTCCACTTGTTGTTTTGGCGTACTAATAATCTTAAGCAGAAGCGCAAGCGCGCCTCTGCTCAGCGTGACTGCTGCGCTCATTCTTGAACCTCTTCGACCAAGCCCCAACGCTTGAGGTACTTTTCACCAATCAATCGCTCCTTGTCAGTTCTGCTTCTCAAGTCACAACCATTTGGCATTGAGATTTTTACAGGCAGAACCTTACCGCGCCCATGTCCATTTTCAGGGTGGAAGCGGATATTGATCTTGGCCTGCACCGGTGCAAACCCACCGGTAGACAAGGGGTTTTGTTCACCAAAATGTTCTCGTGCGTATTCATGGAGAGCGATATTGCTTTTAGCAGGCACCTCAATTTGCACCCGACCTTCTCCGGCTAAGTCTTTGACCTTCATCAGAACCAATTGGACAGATTCAATGCCATCTTCAAGGTCCCAATCTAATGGCTTATTTTCCATAAGTGGCATCAAATCAAATCGGCGCAGTGGAACCTTGTCTGCTGTCACTGGCTGCTTAAGCAGATCCTCAGTGAATGCTTTTGCGATGGTATCGCGACGCTCTTGCTTAGAGGCGACCACCTCAATAGTGCCGGTACCGGATGAGTAAGTAATGGCATGCTCAGAAACCGGACGACGAATGCGCGAGACGATATCTTCGTCACCTTTAAACTCAAGGTAAGAGTCAGGCAGTCCCTCCTGATAGATCATGACCTGCACAACGTTGATGTCGTTACCCTCCTCATCAGGTTGAACACGTTCAAATAGTTCAATCTTCACCTTCTCGCCCAGGCCAAACAACTCCTTAACCTTGTCCTTGAAGATATCCATAGAAACTTGATCACTATGCAGCGGCAATGATGTTTCTACTTGGTATCCCGACCATTTCTGGCCATGCCGGTATTGATCGGCATAGCGGATATCTTCTGCCTGCCTGAACTTATCGCGATGAGTTTGAAACACCCACAAGCTCCTCTCCGCAGCAGTTTCATGTTTAAGGAGCTCAGTGGAATCAGCAAATGTGCTTAACAGCGCTGCCTGACCCACCTCGTCAGTCATATGCTTGATTCTTTCCAGATCAAGCGTGATTTGAATTTGCACATCGGCAGGTTGATGGTCATACAGCTCGATAACCTTGCTGGCCACCTCAGGCTGCTCTTTTGACCAGTCCACCAGATCAAAACCGTCATTGGCAGAAAAGTATGACTTCAATCCCTGAGATGAAGCATGGTTAACGAATTTACGAACGATTGGCATAAGCACAATTCCTCAATATAAGTGATAAACGGCAAACTCTCGGCATTCAATTACAGAAAGTTCAAGATAGCGAACTTATATAATATGGGCGCTTATATTTCTTTTCAAGTAAAAAAGGTAAGTCTATAATGAACTTTTTACATCATTCACTGAGGAGGCAATGCCGTGGCCAACGTATTAGGGGCCAAAATCAAAGAGCTTCGCAAAGAAAAAGCCCTTACATTAGAACAACTTGCGGAGAAAATAGGATCAGGAAAAAGCTATATCTGGGAGATTGAAAATAAAGGTGTAAAACGCCCATCTGCCGAAAAATTAGCCGCTATAGCCAAAGCACTGGATGTTACAACTGACTATCTGATTGACGACACACAAACAGAAGTCTCTGACGATCTAGAAAAAGAAGTGTTTTACCGGAAGCTGGGACAACTCGACAAAGGGGACCAAGATCGAATAATGGATATGATAGACGCATGGAGCAAGAAGTAGTGCCAGAGAAGAAATTCCCCCACAAGGAAGCCAACCGAATTACAAAGTTTTTGGACCTTGGCTTCAATGGCAGCGACCGTTTTCCAGTCGATGTAAAGAAAGTCGCTCTGGAACTAACACCAGAGTTTAATAAAGACCCAATCACTGCCGTTGATGGTAATAGTATCGGTAAGTCTGTAGATGGGATGCTGGTAAAGCATCCCACAAAAGAAGAATGGGCGATATTTTACAATACTGACGTAGTTCATCCAGGAAGAACCAACTTCACCATGGCTCATGAACTGGGTCACTACATGGTTCACCGGCCAGTACTGAATAAAACCAAGTTCGAATGTGGCGAAGAAGACATGCTGGATGAAAACCAGCAAGGTATCGATATCGAAGCAGAAGCTAATGCCTTCGCCGCCAACTTGCTGATGCCTAACCACGACTTCCGCGCACAAACCGACGGTCAAAAATTTAGTATCGACCTAATGCAGCACTGTGCTAATCGCTACGGCGTATCGTTAACTGCGGCAGTGCTAAAGTGGCCAGATTTCACAAAGAAACGCGCTATCGGCCTGCTGTCTGAAGAAGGCTTTATGCATTGGTCAAAATCGAGCAACAGCGCTTTTCGCTCTGGCCGTTACTTCGCCACAAAGAAAAACTGTGTTGAAATCCCAGAGTTCTCGTTAGCTGCGGAAGATCAGTATTCAGCAGAAGCTAGAAATGGCGTCAGGCATGGGCCAGATATTTGGTTTCCCGGCGAAGAAGTTATCGAGCATAGCATTTACTCTGAGGAGTACGGTAAGACCCTAACCATCCTTGTTCTAGATGATGCAGACGGATACAGCGACCCAGGTGATTTCAGCGAAGATGATGAGCTGCTTACTGATTCGTACACTAACTTTATTAACAATGGACAGAAGCCGTACTGATGAATTAAAGGGTTGCCTAAACAAACTCTTTCAGCTTAGACGGGAAAATATTAATTGGATCAAAGAACAATGAAAATGGAAGAAAGACAACAACTGGACAAGAACTTCATAGGCAGGATTCTCGGTACTGACACCATATGCATTGAAAATGATAGCGTACAGGTTGTTAAAAAAGGCGTTGTTATTTCATCGATTTCGCTTAAAGAAAGTAAGATTTTCGCAGCTTATGAAAAAGGCCTTTTTGGTGGAAGACTTATTCTTGAAGACAGCGGTCGTAAAATCCATTTAAGTTTTTTGAAGCCTGATGGCTCTGCAGCATTCTTAAAAAACATCAACAAAATTATCTCCAATAATATTTGCAAATACGTTACTTCATCATTCAGTACCTTTACAAAGTTTGTATTCGAAGAATACCCAAGAGATTCAAGATTTGACCTTCTTTCTAACTTATGTAGTCACGTCTCAAAAGCTTATAAAAATCAAGAGCAGCTGTGGGAAAAATATATTGCTAATGACGTTATCGAAAAAGCAGCATATCTTGTTTCACACTACCCGATTAATCCAAGCGTGCTTCGATCAAAACACGAGTCCATATTTTTAGAGGAAAGAAAAACATTTTTTGATCGTGTTGAATCAAACCCTTTGACGCAAGAACAACGCTTAGGAGTACTTCGCTCAAATGACAAAAATATGGTGCTGGCTGCGGCGGGCACTGGAAAAACATCTGTAATTGTTGCGAAAGCCTTGGACTTAATTGATCGCAGGTTGGCTGCACCATCTGAAATTCTAGTATTGGCATACAACAGGGATGCCGCTGAGGAGCTTCAGGAGAGACTCGCTGATAAAGCTAAAAAGAGCAATATAGACTTAGAGACTCCGCCACAAATATCAACATTTCATGCCCTAGGCAGAAAGTTGCTACGAGAAACTGGAATCTCTACTCATATGAGTGTTTTTACCGAAGATAACTTCAAATTAAAGCAGTGGGTTACCAAATGGATTGAAGACTACCTGAGAGAAGACACATCTCGAGTTTATGACTTGATAGAACTGTCTACTCAGCCTGCCAATCCGTTCGAGTTCAAATCAAAGGCAGATTATGAAAGGTATATTAGGGACAACGAATTTAGAACCTTAAACAACGAACTGGTTAAGGGTTATCAGGAGTTACAAATTGCGAACTTCCTTTTCATAAACAGGGTTCAGTACAGGTATGAAGCTCCTTACGTCAGTAAGCGTCGAATAGATATCGGGTTTGATTACAAACCTGATTTTCATTTAGAAGGAACCAATATTTACATCGAGCATTTTGGCGTAGACCGGAATGGGAAAACTCGCCCTGACATTGATGCAATAAAATATTGTGAATCAATGGAAAGCAAGCGCGTCTTGCATAAAGAATTCGAAACAATATTGATTGAAACGTTCCATTATGAATGGTGTGAAAACACCCTGCTCTCAGGACTTAACGAGAAGCTCGTTGCAAAGGGGGTGAAGCTAGATCCAATGGATCCGAATGAAATATTCGAAAAGCTAAACCAGGAGGGACATATCGCAAACTGGAGTGACCTAATGAAAAAAGCGCTCCAAGCAATCCGTGTTGAAAGGCTTACAAAGGCGCTGATGAAAAGTCGGTTTGAGAATGCAAATATTCACCGACCTGAAAAGTACGCCGATTTATTAGATGACCTACATAAAGGCTACGTAGCAGAGCTCAATAGCCAAAACGCGATTGACTTCGATGACATGATCATTCGAGCAATACAAGTTGTGAATCAAGGACAATTCAAGCCGGAATGGAAATACATCTTAGTTGATGAGTTTCAAGATATCTCAGCATCTCGAATGGAGTTCATTCAAGCTCTTGTTGAGAAAGGGCCTGATCCATCTTTGACTGTTGTAGGTGATGACTGGCAGTCAATATATCGTTTCTCTGGTGGCAAGTTAGAGCTAACAACCAGATTTGGAGAAATGGTTGGTGCTTACACGGAGACCAAGCTTCAAAAGACATTTCGCTACAATAACAGCATTGCTAACACCGCTGGGCAATTCATCATGGAAAATTCCGAGCAATTCAAAAAGCATATAGAAACCCATAGCAGAGTAAATCAACCACAAGTCTTTTTGCTTGATGACAAGGTTGGAAACCAAGGAGGAGTTTATGAGAGGGTTTTAGAAGTCGTACAAAAAATACGTGAGAATGACTCTTCGGGAAGCATTTCAATTATCGCTCGCTATAATTATTTACTTCAAGAAGCTAAGCAAACGATTTCCAGCGCCAGATTAAGCAAAGGTATAAATTTTTGGAGCTTTCATCGCTCTAAGGGATTGGAGGCTGATTACTGTATTTTAATCGGGTTCTTTCAAGGAAAAAGCGGGTTTCCAAACGAAAATAGAAATGAAGCAATCATTGAAGCATTACTACCCAGCTTGGATTCGTACCCCCACTCGGAAGAACGAAGGTTGCTTTATGTAGGAATAACTAGAGCAAGACACAAATCATATATAATTGCTGATCCAACAGCACCATCAGACTTTATCACGGAACTTCTAGCTCCAAAGTACGAAATAAATATAGTATCCAAAACATTCCAGGAGCAGTATCGAAAGATTTTCAAGTGCCCGAATTGTGAAGACGGTTACCTTCGGTTAGTTAGCGGAAAATTTGGGGAGTTTTATTCCTGCAGTTCAGGGCATGGCTGTGACGTTGGAAAGGCAAGGGTCTGTACCAAATGTAGAGCACCTTCTATTGATAAACGCAATGCAAGTGTATGCAATAACATTGCTTGCAGTAATACTATGAAGATATGCGACAAATGCGGTCGCCCAATGAAAATGCGAAACGGGAAGTTTGGCCAATTTTGGGGATGTACTGGTTATGGGATTAAAGATGATCAGTGCAAAAACACCAATAGAGCTTAGATGTATGAACACCTAGAAAATTTTCACTGTAAATTTTATCTTAAATTGCAATCCTTACTCAGTTTTCCGCAGCAATTAGTAGGCACTGTAAACTCCCTCATGGCTTGCTAGCTGCACAAAAACGACAATGTTCAACAGTATTTTGAACATTAAGAGTGGTAAGCAAATGCAACAAACAAACCCGTTATCTCCGCACAGAATGACTCCCGAACAACGCGTTCATGAGGTCGCTAACATCATCGCTCAAGGCATAATCAGGCTTAGAGCCCCCCATTTAAATAAGGCACAATTATTGGACTCAGATAGCAATTTTTCACTTGCTATGTCTGCCTACCGAAGCGTTCATGTTGAAACAGAGAACGCCAACACTTCGGAGGAAAAATGAGCTCAAACATCATATTCGAACCATCATCATCAGCAGTTGCGCAAATAGCCCAGCTATCAGATATGACAATGGACGAAATTAAATCATTGTGGCGACAACTTTACCGCAAAGAGCCACCAACCCATATTCGATCCTTCCTAGAGAAGCGCTTGGCTTTTCGATTGCAAGAAGTCGAATTTAGGCGCGCACATCAAAACTTTGCCGACAAAAACGATCGGCGTATTAATGCCATCGTAAATACAGGCAAAAAGCCTCTGCGAGATCGATACCCAAAACCTATACCTGGAACTGTTTTAAGCCGCATCTACCAAGAAAAGGAACACAAGGTTACCGTCACCCACGACGAACAGTTTGAATTTGAAGGCCGGATTTATAAAAGCCTTTCAGTAATCGCAAGAGAGATTACTGGTACACGCTGGTCCGGGCCGCTGTTCTTTGGCCTGAGAAAAGAAAACCATGATAAGAAAAAAAAGCGGAGTAAAAAATAATGTCAGAACAAATCAAAAAACGACTTCGCTGTGCAGTCTATACACGCAAGTCAACAGAAGAGGGGCTGGACCAAGATTACAACTCAATCGATGCACAACGCGATGCTGGCCATGCTTACATAGCCAGTCAACGAGCTGAGGGTTGGATTCCCGTTGAGGATGATTATGACGATCCTGCATTTTCAGGCGGCAACATGGATCGCCCAGCGATGAAGCGATTACTTAAAGATATCCAAGATGACAAAGTCGATGTCGTGGTGGTTTACAAAATTGATCGGTTAACACGAAGCCTGACTGACTTCTCCAAAATGATTGAAGTGTTCGAACAACATAACACTTCTTTTGTATCCGTCACTCAGCAATTTAATACCACTAATTCAATGGGGCGGCTGATGTTAAACATTCTCCTCTCATTCGCGCAATTTGAAAGAGAGGTAACCGGTGAACGTATTCGAGACAAGATTACCGCCAGCAAGAAGAAAGGCATGTGGATGGGCGGCATCCCACCGCTGGGGTATGACGTAAAAGACCGACACCTGATCATTAATCCAAAAGAAGCGAAATTAATTCAGCAGGTGTTTAAACGGTTTACAGAGATTGGCTCAACAACACTATTGTACAAAGAACTAAGACTAGAAGGCGCAACCAGCAAATCATGGACAACTCAAGACGGGCGTTTCCGCCCTGGCAAGCCAATCGACAGAGGCCTTATCTATAAGCTACTGCACAATCGCACTTACCTCGGCGAACTCAGGCACAAAGATCAATGGTACCAAGGCAAGCACGACGCCATAATTGATCAAAAACTTTGGGACGATGTTCACTCCATACTCGCAGTGAATGGCCATAAGCGCGGCAATTATACTCGCGCTAAAATACCATTCCTTCTGAAAGGCATGGTATTCGCCGAAGATGGTCGAGCGCTGACTACTTGGAGTTCAACTAAGAAAAAGAGTGGCCGACGGTATCGCTACTACATCAGCACTCGCGATACTAAGGAATATTCTGGCGCATCAGGCTTACCGAGAATACCCGCCGCTGAATTGGAGTCGGCCGTAGTCGAGCAAATCAGAGGTATTCTCAAAGCACCGCCCATTACTCAGCAGGTTGCATCGATTGCCAATCAGCAGGGCCACGAAATTGATGAAGCTCAGGTCACTGTCGCACTCAATAAAATCGATAACGTCTGGGAGCAACTATTCCCCGACGAACAATCTCGGATTATCAAACTGTTGATCGAGAAGGTCATTGTTAAGCCCGACAATATTGATATCAGGCTTTGGGAAAATGGTGTTGAGCGCCTCGCGCTAGAAATTACAGACTCAGCTAAGCAGGAGGTGGCATGAGTAAAGGTAGCGGCTTTAAAATTGAAATGAGTCAGTCAGGTGACTCAAGCGTTGTTGAAGCCAGTAATGGCAAACTCAGCATATCAGTCCCCATCAGCCTAAAACGCAGAAGTGGGCGACAACTGATTACCTTACCCGATGGTAAAACCCATGAGCTCAGACCATGGGACACAGATCCAACGCCTCTGCAACTTGCTTTGGCCAGAGGTCATTGCTGGCTTGCCATGCTGGAAACAGGCCAAGTTAAATCACTTAGGGAAATTGCCGAGAAAGAAGGCATCGACAACAGCTACGTTAGCCGAATGGTCAACCTAACGACACTTGCACCGGATATCGTAGAAGCCATTCTGGACGACAAATTGCCACCAACCGTGACCTTGTTTGATCTTGCTGTTGATCCGCCTAGATTGTGGAACCAACAAAGGCAAAAGCTGCGCATTTAACTGCAATCCTTCATCAAACGGCAAGCAGGTTTAATATGTATGATAAAGTTATACCCTAGGTGTAACTATGTAATAAAAGTCAAACTGACTGATTCAACATACTGCACCTGACAGAGTGATCGTGCAATTAATTTTCAGAGATTGTTAGTTGGAGCTAACTTTACACGCCTTAGGATTTTAATTGATAAAATAAACATCAGAATATAGAAAGGCTATTATGAAAACACTACTAACATTACTACTGCTTCCTTTTATTCTTATCATAGGGCTTATAAAAGGAATTTTCGGTGGAGCCTTGGGCGCTAAAAACCTCAAATACATCCCCAAAATAATAGAACATTTAGCCAATGATCCATCACGACAAGGCGCTGCATTCCAAGAAATAAAATTCCCTCAAGTGCTAGCCTATGCAGAGGAAATGGGAACCGTCACTCAAAAAGAATCCAATTTTTTTAAGTTTCTAATAACGATAAACAGCAGTACATATTTGGTAAAGGTAAGCAGGGCTCATGATGGTTCAAACTGTGCTGTTTTTCATTCAGAGGAAACATCAGGCACCACTCCAAACATAACACCTATCCATAAACCAAAGAAGGAAGAAACTACCTCCCCAAATATCATTGAACAATTAAACACTGCTTATGATAAACATGAACAGAAATGCAGATGGTGAAAAATGAGAGCCTCAAGAAAAACAATTACAATTGGAAGGCATGATAGCAACTTCAATTTTTTACGTGATTGCAAGAGGAAAAATAAAAGGATACGGATAGGATCACGCAACCCAAATGAATTGGCGTGGATCAATTACAATATAATATCCACAGATTCGGACATACTATTATTTGAATCAAGGGAGTTTAAACCAATTGATTTTTTTGAGTTTGCGAAAGAAAATTCACTAAAAAACATCATGGTTCTCACACGTAAGGAACACGACTATATATTTGAGCTTTCTATTGATTTTGATATAAAAATAAAGATTTTTGAAGAATGCTTTCCGTTTTTTGATGAAATAAGATATGTCAGCAATTTGAGAGACAATATTAACGAGGCGAAAAAACTTCTAAACGAATGCAAGTCTCTAAATCTTAATGGTGGATCTGCATTTAGATATATATCAACGTTATTTCAATATAAACAAGAACGTAAAATAAGGTATAAGAGTGAACTAGACAATATAGTATATTTCTCTTGCCTCCCGCCATACCAAGAAGTTTTCAAAGCTAAGGAGTCTCGAAAAGACCGATTAGTCTTAGCATTGGATTTTAATGCAATGTTTTCTGATTGTTTATTAGGCAGCTTTCCCAACCCTAAAAATTTAATATTTTCAAAATTCAACCATGATGACTACTATAGTAAACAATTAAACGATGGCTTTTATAGAGCCAAACTTATAAACGCAAGAAATACTTTTTTTCTCAAAAACCACCCATTTAGATACAGTAAATCCAATAAATCATACAACTTTAATTTATTAGAAGGCGATTCAATTGAGGTTTTCCTTCCTAAAGAAGAAATAGATTATTATTCAAATTTCTTTTCAACTGTAGAAATTATCGAAGGAATTTACTCTGAAAGTCAGATCAAGCACCCTCTATCAGATATAGCAAAAAATATATTTAAAGAAAGAAAGTCATTCCCTTCTGGAAGCCCACGATCCAAACTTGCAAAACTAAAAGCCAACATAATATCAAGCCTTGGAAACCCCAAAAGGTTTAAAGAATATTATTGCAAAAATAAATCAGACATCATTTCAAAAACAGAAGAACTTCTTAGTATTGAATTTGACAAAAAATTAAGCCTAGAACAAAAACTTGAACTCGCAAAAAGCAGCAACAGAGTGCAAATTTGTGACGATGAAACTAAGAGTTTGAAATTTAAAATATTTGATACGAGAAACCACGAATCGATTTACACTCTATATTCAAAGATGATTTCAAACTCTAGAATAAAAATGATCAAACTCATCGAAAAACTCTACAAAATAGACTCACTAGAACTATGTTATGCCAATGTTGACTCCGTACATATATCGATAAATAAGAATGACGTAGACAGCCTCTATAATTTACTCTCCTCGGAAATATCAGATAACATCGGAGGACTAAAAGTTGAAGCAGTAGCATCGTCTGCGTATTGGTTCGAACTAGGCAGATACTGGCTACTAAACGCTAAAAATATCGTCAAGTACAGCAACTACCTTTTCAATCAGGCTCATAGCAAAGAACATATAACAACCAGACGTAGAATAAAGAAAGCTGCATCGCTATATGGCTATAGGTATGTCAAAAGCTTCAATATGAACATATACAAAACATTTAGTTTTAAAAAACTACTAAAACCTATTGATAACATTGACAATATATCGTACGAGCGGTACGGTTTAGAGGATGTACTCAGTGCATCAGTAGCAAGCACTTCTGTTAGCAAAGAGAAGGTTCGAAGTCATTCTTTGAAGTCATCATTGCTTCAAGAACTTGCTACCGTTGAGTGTTCTTCGAACATTACACATAAATTGTGACATTTTGTCTTGCTAAGGAGGGCTATGCCCTCCGTTTATTCTACCTTTCGGTCCTTGAAGATATTTTCACGGACGTATATATTTTGAGGTTTGGTATGAGTTATTACAACTCGAAATTTGATCTGGATTTCAAGCAGAGCTTCTCATCAAGCTACGTCAACTTTACTGATGACGAAATAAGTAATATGGCTCTAAAGATTCTGTCAGAGTTAACAAAGGTTGACGACCATAGCGATCAAAAGTTCCTTAGTTTATTGAAAAACAAGAAGATTCATCAACAGCTAATCGACAAATCTTTTGAAGTCAATCAACGCTACAATGAAACTTATATACGTTATCTAAAGTCTTCTAAATTACTCGATCTATTTAATTCATCCTCTGAGTTATTACGAATTTCTGATAGCGAATCAAAGAAGAGGCTTGTTTATTCAAGATTAAGAAGAGCATCATATAATAAAGAAATTAACCGGTACGCTGAATACGAAAACATACCTTTAGAGTTCGCATTATTATCAGTTGACAGAGACTGCATTAAACACTTAGTTGGTTTCTTTCTAAATAAGTACCTGAAGATCACCTTCAATACTGAAATTTTGGATATCTGCAAAAGAAATACTTCACGTTGGCAAAGTAATACCAAATTGCTAACACCCTATGAGCGAACGGGTGAATTACAAACGTACTTATATTCTCTATGCAATAAGCACAAGGGCAGTGAATTACAGATCCCTTCAAAATTAATGAGAATCATCTTATCTACAGCAAGATTGCACTTCATCATTATGGATGAAGCCAACTTGAATCCGAACGACCTACTGCTACTGCTGCAAAAGCAGAAAGAATCTGCCGAAAATGAAGATGCTATCGGATATTCAAACTTTCATAATGGCAATAGCGTTTCCAGAATGCAGAATAAGAAATACATAAAAAACTGGAGGAAGCGTCATCTAATGCCGTTTTTACTTGAGTCAGATGAACTTGAGTACTTATCAGAGCTCAATGATGCTGATCCTATGCTTGACGTAAAGCTGGCACTTTTAGATAGTCAACTTCTCACAGTCTCGGATCTACTTTCATGTAATTTTTCAGGAATTCAAACGCAGCAATCTACCCTGACTCCTCAACCAGCTTCAGATGACTTTGATGATGATATTCCTTTCTAGCTTACGCATAACTTTTGATTGTCGTTTAGAGCACCCTCATCTTACCGGTTTCGATGTAGACTGTCTCAAGCATCTGGCTTCATATGCCTCAACGTCCTTTTCCCGATACATAACGCGCCCCTGTAGTTTCAAATACCTGGGACCAATGCCTTCGGAACGCCACCGCTCTAAAGTCGCTTCACTCACGCCCCAGCGATTCGCCAGCTGCCTCTGATTCATATGGATTACCGTCATAAAAACTCCTGTGCTGAACGATTTGGTAACCACCATGAACGCTCGAAAATACGGATAAAATCAAGCTAATTAGGACTGGTTAAGGGAACAAATATCCATAGGTAATCATAGGTATTTAATGGACTTGTTCAGTTGCGAAAGGGGAAACTGAACCCGCGTCCCGCCCCACCACCAAATCAAAAGCCCTTGTAGGATTTAATTTTACAGGGGCTTTTTTTATACTGATTCCGAACATCAGGCTACATACAAACAACAGCGAATTTCAGCCGGTCAGGAAGACCAATAATTCAA